ATTAATGCTTTTACTCCACCTGACATTCTTAAATTTCCACTTGTAAATTTAACTCCATTTAAGAATTTATTTTCCATAATTCCTAACAATTCATCTTTTTTCTTTTGAGATTCTAATTCTCTTACAGATAATCCACCTTGTCCATGTGGATTTAAGTGTTTTGCTGTTTCTGTAACTTTATATTGTTCATATATAATCCCAGTATTATTTGTAATATGAACTGGTAATCTAACAGTTGAAGCCTTTAATTCTCCTCCTTCTTCCATTTCTATACCTAAACTTTGCACCAAAGTCCCTATTGCTATATTTCCTGTTGTTGCAGTAGTCCCAGCATAACCTCTTGTAATATCTGCCTTATTATCAGTTTTAACATTAGTAATTTTTACTATTTCATCTCCAATAGATAGCAAAGCATCTTTTACTAATATGTCACTATCTACTACTTGAATTTCAGTGTCAGCTGTTGCTAATGCCTTTTTTAATGTTGATGATACTTTTCTTTCATAATGATCTACCCATTCAATAGTAGTAGAATCAGTTTTGTCTACTCTCCCACCTCTTAAAATATGAGATATGATAGGAGAAACATTAGGATTTACTAATTGTAATTCTTCTAAAATATCATTTGAAATAAATTGATTTCCTGAATGTAATTTGTTGTCTATATTTGCCATTATTCATTACCTCCTATGTTTTCTGCTTCAAATTCTTGTTTAGTTCTTGTATATTTAGCTCTATCTTCAATAGAACCACTTTCAAAAGCTTTTTTCTTTAATTCTTCTAATTGAGCTTTTTTATCAGCTCCACCATTACTTCCACCATTCATCGCTCCTGGTACTCCACTAGCACCAAGTCCTTTTACATATTCTCCCATTACTTCTGCAAAACCTTTAACAGATGCTTCTATTTCTTCTTCTGTAACTCCACTAATTCTATCTAAGAACTTTTCTGGCATTTTATATTTTGTAAGAGTTGATTTTTTAATTTCATCTGTCTTAATTTTTGTAAGCTCAGCATTCTTTGCATCCAAATCTTTTTGAATTTTATCAAGTTCTTTTTTGTGCTTTTCTTCTGCAGTAAGATTAGCATTTTTAATTCTTTCTTCATAATCTTCAATAGTTTCATCATGCTTTCTTTCAAGTTCTTTTTTTTCTTTTTCAAAGTCTGCTTTCATTCTTGCAAATCTTTTGTCAATCATCTTATCCACTTCTTCTTGTGTATAAGTTTTAACTTCTCCTGGTTCTGCAAATAGTTGAATATTAAATTTAAATTTTTTCATTTTATCCTCCTGTTTAAAGTCCTGTTTGACTATTTTCCCAGATGTTTAATGTCCCTCAGTACGACAATATTTATCTCTATACCTCCTTTCTTTACAATAAAAAAGCACCTAGTTTTTAGCTAAGTGCTCTTGGTTTTTATTCTAATTATTAAAATAACCTTCACTTTCCATAGTTTCTTTAAAATCTTTAAAAAATTTATCCAATTCATCCAAAACCCATTGAGGTGGAGTATCTACTATTATTTCAAGTCTGCTGTTAATATAACCTTTCTCTTTTGCTTCAATTATTTTTTTAGGTAAATCTACAAACATATCTACTCACTTCCCTTTTTATAAATATCATATTCTCTTTCTATTAGTTTACCCACTCTTTGAGATAATTCTCTTGGTTTAGAATTATTACAGTATTCGCTCCATCCTTCAGCTATAGTTTCTTTTATATTAATTTCATCTAATTTATTAAAAATAGAATATTCTGATAAAAATTTTCCTTTTTCTTTTTTATTTTCCTCTAATATTTCTATCATTTCTTTTTTATTTCTTATTCCTAAAAAACTATCCAACTGATGTCCAAATTCATGATCAAGAACAGCTTTTACAGTGTCACAACCAATAGGATGCCATTTTCCGTTAACTTGCATTTTAAGAGATTCTGTTACTTCTTCATAATTTTTAAAGTGTAAACTATTCATAGTTATTCCTTGATATTTTGCCCTTATCATATTTACAGGATCTTTATTATCTTTATCTATGAATAATGAAACTGCCATTGCATTTTTGTTTATAATAATCTTATACTCTCTTTTTGCATATTCTAAAGAATCTGTAATAGCTTCTTTTGAAAATCCTGCTTTCCTTAAATCACTTTCAATTTCCTGAAGAATTAATTTATTTCTAATTTGAGTAGAACCTATAAATTTTATATTTTCAACTACTTCAGGGAATTTTTCTTTCATATCATACAAACCTTTATTCCATTCATTAGCACATCTTATATCTATCCCTGTATAATCGGCTCTTAGTCCTAATTTTTCAGCAAATTCATTAGCTTCTTTTATTGAACTTGCTTCTTTAAATTCATTTATACTCCTATTTTCATTATTTGTCAATTCTTCTTTATCATTATTTTCAATATCTTTTTCTCCAATTTCTTCCCTACCTTGCTTGATTAAACTTTCATAATCAATAATCGGTATTGTTGTACTTCTGCATCTAGGATGCATTGGTGGATAATTAAGCCCAACTGCAATTTTTTTTATTTCAAATACTTCTCCATGCAACTCAGAACAAATTTGACTTGTTCTACTATCCAAAGTTGCATTAAATTCATATTTTTCTATCCCAGCTTCTTTATATCCATCTAAAGTTGCTTGATTTAAAGTATAATTAACTTCTGTTCTTAAAAGTCTTTCAACATCATTCTTTTTAGCTGTTTCAAATCTTTCAGAAACTCTTTTAGTCATGGTTTGTAAATTGATACCTTGTATCATCCCATTTACTATTTCTTGCTTTACTGTTTGTGCTAACTTATCTGTATTAGACCAAAGTCTTTCAGAGAAGTTTGCACCGCTCCAAGGTCTATCTAAAACAGCTTTTATTTTATCTCTACTTACAATAGCATTAATACCTAAATCTTCTGTTACTTCTATAAAAGTATCCCTATAAACTGATGTTAAAGCATTCTTAGCACTATCTTCAACTCCAAAGATAAGTTTTACCATTTCCATATCTACTTGTGCTTTAAGACTGTCTAAGTGGCTCATTCTACTTCTAGCAGCTAAGGTTTCAATCTCTAAATATAGTTTTTTAGCTTCTAAAGGTGCTGTTTTTAAAAGTTTGTTATATTCAGCCATATAATCGTGTAAATCTTTTTTCCAAACCTTATATTCATCACCTTTTAAAAGTTTTAAAGCATCATGATAACTTAAACTATTATCTTTCATATAAGTTGTACCTATTCTACTAAGCTCTTTATTTATATTTTGTTTAGCCTTTTCAAGTGCAATCTTATATTCTTTTTCAATATCTTGTATAGTAGAAAACGCCTTAGCTTCTCTTTTAACCTGTCTTTCTTCCCAGTAATCCCTATTCTTTTGAGCCATTAGCACCAACTCCAAGTGGAGTATTCATATCTTTTTCTGCATTGATATCTTCTTCAGCTTTTATTTTTTCTAACTCTCCTTTTGCATCTTCTATAAAAGGCAAAGTAGATAAAATAGTCTCATGTGATACTATTCCTTGTAATTTTTGAGCTGTATCTGCTGCTTCAACCAAATTCTTAGGAATATTTCTTGTAAAGACTTTTTGAATATCCTTGGGGCTAATTTTTAAATTGTAGAAATCTATCATAAGTTGTAATCTTTGGTTAATAGCCTTTTTAAAATACATTTCTTTTTGTGCTGCTAATTGTTCTAGTGCTAATAACTTATATCCAAGTGCTACACCTGAGCTATTTCCTGAAAACTCTTTGTCCTGCATATCTGGTATCATAGAAAACTTATGAATATCTTGATTCAATCTATTTTTATTGTTTTGAGCATAAGTATCATTAACTTGTTTTATTAACCACTTAGCATCACCATCATCATTAATTAACATTAACTTATTTTCTTTCACTTCTTTTAAAGTTTCTTTATCTGTTCCACCTACATTTGTTAAAACTAAAATTGCATCTGTAAAATCTGTCATATCATCAATAGAAGTTGATGTGATAGTATTATATCCATCTATTAAAGAGATAACATTTTTAAAATCTCCATTAGCTCTTTTATTATTCAAAAATTCAATAATTGGAACTTGATTAAATCCGTGTAACTTACTTTCACCTTTTGTAAATGGAACTTCTCTTTTTCCATCTTCATTGATGTATTCATAAGTTGTAATATTTCTATCATCATAAACTTCTAAAGTATATTGCCATTTATTGTCTTTAGTCTTTACTCTATCCCATCTAACTGCAGCTATTATATTTTTTTTAACAGTTTTATCTCTTAAAATAACACAATCCCTTGGATCAATAACTATATTTCCAATAGTATTATCCAAATCTTTATACCAAAGTTCATATGATTTTCCAAACACACTTAAATTAGACGCGTGTTCAAAGTTCTCTTGTTGCTCTTCTTCTGTTGCTAAATATTCAGATAACTTTTCAAAGTCTTTCTTAAATTTTCCTTCTTGTAAAGTATAAGATATTGGCTTTCCTAAAAAATATGCAGTAGCTATTGTTGATATATATTCAGGATAATTATTTACTAATTTAGCGTCTTTTTTATCAGCTGTTCTGTCTTCATTTTTTAATATTTTATGTTTTCCACTATAATAATCTTCCATTTTTTGCAACTCTGGTAATTCATCTTTTATAAATGCTTCAAGAGCTTCTTTTAATTCCTGTACATCCATTAGTCCTCCTTTCTATCTTATTCCAAGGCTATTTCTGTCTATTGTTCTAATTCCACTATTTCTCATATAATCCTCAAGTGCATATCTCATAGCATCCATTAAGTGATTGAAGTCATCAATGGGTTTGTTTACTGCTTTTCCAAATTTATCCTTGTCCCAAGCATAGTTAGAAATCTCTGTTAAAAAATTTACACATCTAGGATGAATAAAAATTTTAAAATCTTGAATAAACTGTATTCCTGCATTAATACTATCTTTTCCTTTTTTAGAGGCTTTTATTCTGTAAAGTCCTAAACCTTTCAAATGGTCTATACTTTTTGGCTCTGCACTATCGGCAACTATAATTTCTTTTTTAAAACCTAATTTTTCTATACTGCTATAAATCACTGTATTTTGCATTCCTTTTTTGTATATCTCATCAAAAACAAAAATTTCTTTTTGTTCCTGGTCCAATATCCCACAAAAAAAAGCAGCAGGGTCATTTGTATATCCAAAATCTAACCCAAATACTGCTTTTGCTTTTTGTCTTTTATTTAAAATTTCTCTCCAATCAAATTCTAACTCTTGCCAATTTTCAAAGACAAGTCCATCTACTATTCCCCAGTTTCCAAGTCCAGCAACTTGATATCTACGAGGGTTATTCTTTTTCATGTCTTCAAATAACTTTTTATCTGCTTCATCTAGCCACTCATTGCATAGATAATTAGTAGTGAGTGCCAAAATATTTTCATCTTCTCTATCAAAAAATCTAGGCTTTAACCAATGCCTTTCATTCCAAGGGTTAAAAGTTAAAATAATTTGCTTAAATAATGGTTCTTCTACAACCCCTCTAATACTTTCATCAAGCATATTAAATGCTGTTTCATCTGTTAGTTCATAGGCTTCTTCTACCCAGCACCAACACAAACTACCAACTGAAACTGAAATTGATGTAATTTTTAATGGATCATCAAAACCTCTAAATAAAATTTTTTGTCCAGTTGGTTTATATGTCATTTCAAGAGGACTTTCTTTTAATTCCCAATAGTCTTGAACTTGAAATCTATTAATAGCCCATCTTAAATCTGAATAGCAACTATCTTTTAAAGTTCTAAAAACTTTTCTTACAACAAGAGTATTAGCATTCTTATATTTCATCATGTTATAGATTATCCATAAAGCTGTTGTCTTGCTCTTTTTTGAAGCTCTCGACCCCTTAACTACCTTATACCTACCCCTGAAGTTCCAAAACGATTTATAGCCCTTTCCAACGATTTGAGGTAAACTTATTTTTATAAATTTACTCATCTAAATCATCTTCACCAACAATCATAACTGGCAAAGTTCCTTCAATTTTGGTTTTATCCGCAAATAAAGCATATCTTTTTCCTAAAAGTTCTGCTGCTTTAATTCTTTCTTTAGCTGATACTTGCTTTTTCATTACTCTCGCAGAAGAAACTCCATCACCTTCTCCCTCTACTACTATAACTTCTTCTTGTATTTCACCTCTCATCATTGCAGTTAAGTTCTGTAAAACTTCTTCTGCAGATGCTATTCTTTCAGATTCTGCTTTATCCATTAATTCTTTTACATAGCTTTTTATGTCCGTTTTTGTCAAGTTTTCGCTACCAACTTTTCTGGCATTCTTCTCCTTATATCCAGCCTTTATTGCAGCCTCAGTAGCATTGCCACTAGCTACATAATATTCACAAAAAGCCTTTTGTCTCGCATTCAATTTCAATGCTACTTCACCTCCAATTATCCTCGTTTTTGTACTTCTGCTAAAATTTTATGCCTATAATTAGGTTCTAACTTCTCAACTTTCTTCAATAACTTCTTATTACTAAAATGTTCCCAGTATATAGTGCCTTGTGCTAAGTTTCCAAACAAACATTGTCCTTCAATGTCTTGAAATCTTATTATTTCTTTTGAATTTCTGTTTATATCTAAACTTTCTTCAACTGTTTCAAACTCTAAATTTAACCCTAATACCTTATTTAATAAGGTCGTATGTGTATCTATATAACTTCCTATATATAATTTACCAAGTACAAATAGTACTGGCCCATCTCTAAAACCTATATCAAAATGTTTTTTATACGTTTTCATAAAAACCTCTCTAAATAAAAAAACTCTCACATAGGAACGTATCCTGCACATCTAAGTGCTGTGAGAGTGTTGATGTTATTATGGACAGTGCATATTGGATTCTCACCAATGAAAGACTATCATGTCTAGCCAGGATATTAGCCCAATGCACTATATTTTATTTTGACTTTTTTACAAGAAGTCATTAACTTGTTGTTTAAACTTTCATATATTAACATTATATAATAAAAAAAAGGGAATGAACAGGGAGGAAAACGGTAAAATTTTAAAAATCTTCAAGAATTTCTTTAGGAAAT